TCATATTCTTTTGAGTTTTCCGCTTTTCAACAATGCCAGCATCTGGGTATTCTGCTTCGGTGACCCGACATAGCCCGTAATACCGTTCTCCTTCGCAATCAGCTTGCGAGTAGCGTAACTGGAGTTTACCCCGACAGCATTAAGTGCTGCCACGATGGATCCGGACGTACCGGTATATCTGGGATAATATGCCGTAGTGGACTGCACGGTACCATTACTGCCCACCATTGTATAGCAGATATCCAGGTCTACATATCCGCTGATGCCAGGCACTCTGCCACGGCTAGAGTGCTGCCAGCCCCAAAGATTATGACAAATAGCCGGCTTTTTGGATGCTACAGGATCCATAGTGATTGTCATATCCTTAGTGGACGGGTATCGTGCGATCCAAAAATCACAGTCAATATAATCTTTGTACGGTTTAATATAGCTATTATAAAAGGACAACCCGGTATACACCCCAAACTCATAGCCTGCTGCCTCGATCACTTCCTTGTAGGCATTCAAAATTCTGATCAGTTTAATACCTTTGTTTTTGAGACAGATATCCTCAGCATCCGCCCACACCTTGCCGACCTTTCTACCGGCGAGTGTGTTTACCACTGCTTTGGCCGCTGTCCTCGCTGCCGTCTCTGTTATGGTGTACAGATAATTGTAGACATCAATGGGCAGTCCCTCTGCAACTGCTCCAGCATAATTTCTGACAAATGCCTCTTCGGTCTTGTTGGACTTATTGATAACCTTCAAAACTGCAAATTCTACACCTGCTGCCTTTACCTTATTCCAGTCGATGTTCCCGTTCCATTTTGCTACGTCAATACCTTTCATCATGGCTTATTTCTCCTTCTTTCCGTCAAAATCAAGCAAATTTCTGAGCAGTTCATACATGCCTGTGGCTGCCAGCCCAGAGATCATTCCACCCAGCACAACCTCTGCATTGATACCCGCCTGCAGGTGGATAATGATTGCAATGATTGTTCCCATGCTCATGGATGCCAACGGAATGAACTTATTGGGGAAATTGTCAAAAGCAGTTTTAAGGACATAGCCTGTCAACAGACAGATTCCCAAAATAATAGGGTCTACGAGTTGCAATAAAAATGATAAATCCATAGTGTTATTCCTCTCTTTCCAGATCTTCAATCCTGTGATTTGCTACTTTGATTTGTTCCTGCATAACTGCTTGCGCTTCTTCCAGCTTGAAAGTACGCTCAATGACTGTGTTATGCTTATCCACTTTTTTCTCCAGCTGCTCCAGCCGATATGTAGTCAATTTTGTGTTGACCAAAATCCCACAGAAAGCACCTGCTGCACTCCCTGCGCAGCCGATCAATGCTACGATAATCTCTGTTGCCATATCAGTCTCCTTAATATAATGAGCCGGTCACCTCCCGGAAGGGAAGTAATCGGCTCATGGCTCTTGGTTGCTATGTAATTATGTTGGGACCGTCTCTCACTCCCATAGGCAGCCTCCTACTCTGCGGTTGCGGTCAGATCTGCCAGCTGTGTCTCCAATGCATTAATCTGGTCCCTAAGTGTCTGCCGCTCCGCATGCACCTCTTCGATGTCGTACTCTGTTTGCTCGCCCAGTAGCGTATACTCATAGGTCTTAATGATTTTATAGTCACTGGCAGCAATCCGGGATTTGAGATCATTGATCTGTGCGGTCAGCTGACTGACCTGCTGCTGTCTGGCCAGTTCCTCAAGCTCCTCTTCTGTTGGCTCCGGTTGCACCGGTACAACTGGAGCTGTATAGACGGATCCATCGTCAGACAATTCAAACCAGCCGTCTCCCTTGCGGAAGAGTGTCGTGTATGCCTCGTACTCGCCTTGATCTAAAGGATGTTTGCAATCCGAATCAAGGTAGAGATGGAAACCATTGGTATTAACCTCAATATTATCTGCTGTAATGCGGACTACATGAGGGCTCTCAATCGATACAACGACCAGCTGTGTGGTCTTTTTATTTTTAAATTTAATGTAACCCATGCGGGCTCCTTTCTGGCACTGTTGTGGCCGTGCCCGCCGTCTGATTTACTTCGTTAAATGGCAAGTTAGATACTAAATTAGATACTAGCAGTTATGTCAAGAGTTCTAATGGTTCTCTTTTGGGACTGGTAAAAAATAATGAAGTATGGCTTATTATCTTTAACCGTATATCTACATTAGACACTTGTGTTTGCGTAGCATCAAGATATGCTGATGTGGTTAGTGTTTTTACTGTTTCGAAATCAGCGACTATGAGTATTAATTACAATAATCAAGGTACGATTACCGTAGCATATAACGGTTCCACAGATGGCGTATTTGGTGGAGCTTTCAAATTTTACGGTTAAATTCATATGAAGAATAGCAAATAAGTTACTTATATGCCACAATAAAGTTCAATGTAAAAACTGCATCATGACTTACGTTTGCAATTTGATATACATAAAACTTGCTATTACTTGCAAATCTTACATTAACTGCCCAATCACAATTTGCAAACACCCCAAATACATTTGCATTGTTTGGCAATCCAAAGTCAGACAAGGAGCCTAAAAAGGACTGTTTATTCGCCGCTAATAGAGTAACAGATGTTAATATTGATGCAAATTTCAAACCATTTAAATTGCCATTTAACTCAGTATATGTATCTGCCACCGCCTTGGCATCCGGGACATAGCCGGTGGCTTTGGTGGCCAGCAGATCATCCTTGGATGTGATCATCTGCGCAAAGGCCGGTGCGGTCAAGTCTGCAAAAAACTTTTTAATCTTGCCAAAGACCGTCTTTACGCTCTCGCCCGTATTAATGTTCTCGCGGTTCTCCGCCTCAGTAAACGCGATTTCTGAGTCTCCGATGTCTCCACTAAATCCCTTGGCCAAATAGATCCAGTTGAGCTTATCATCCCTCGGTGCTCCATCCGGGGCATCTTTGATGGCAAGATATGTGCTTCCGTTATGTGCCACTGCATCCAGCCGCTCATACGCGGTATTGGATGCATATTCTCCTTTGTAAGATATTCCGATTTTTCCGAGAGCATTGTAACCTTCTGGTGCTGCCATAGTTCACTCCTCCTTATGCTACTTTCCAATACAAAACATTATCAACTACTACAAAATCCACTCCTGCGCCATCCTTCATATAAAGGTTCATCGTGGTTTCATCCAGATAGAACTTAGGTTCAGTGATTTTTGCATACGATTCTGCTCGATCCGCATCTATCTTGGCCTGTGCTGCAGATGTCGCTGCAGCGGTTGCCTGCTGTATTGCTGTCTCTGCCTGTACCGTAATCTCTGCCAGATAGTCCGGCTGTAGCTTCTCGTCCGTGATACTACCGTTTTTAATATCAGCCTTTACTTTACCGCCTGCCCCCACCGTCCAGTAAACGGTATCAGAGTCCATAAACTCAAACTGAGTAATCAACGCTGACAGATCCGCATATTTCTGCGTGCCATCATCCAGTGTAATGATTAACCGCTGTGTTTCGGGATCATAGTCAAAATTAACCGCCAGCTTTTCGAGCATGGTATCAATGACCTGCTGGGCGCCAGAAAATGCAGTGATTGTCCATTTACCAGTTGCTTTATCATAGGCAATCTGTTTAATGCAGGACTGCGCATCAACCTTGTCAAACTTGGTCAAATCAAGTGTGATTACACGCTCATCAATGGTGCAAACTCCATTGCTAAGCTTATCCATATTGGTTTTATTCACTGGTGTCTTGGTCGATGGCTTATTCTCCCAATAGTTCTCTTCCCAGTCATACGCTTTCTGCATCCTGCTCCACCTCTTTCTGTTTTGCCTCGGCAGCATCGCGGTCCGCAATCTCCGCCAGTAATGCATCCCTGGCTTTCTGCTCCTGTCGTGCCAAATTCTCCTGTAATGCCATGCGCTTAACTTCCTCCGGCAACGGAGATGCTTCTACAAAATTTGCGATTGCCTGACTAAATTCCTTGATTTCTAAATTGCTCATATCTCTTAATCCTCCGGACCTAAATACTGTATTACTACTGTGCTGCTGATACGCTGCGTACGCCACGCAACCACCACACCTTTATAATTCATATATCCTCTGACCCCCAGCGCTCTTACACTGACCAGATCCACACTGGACAGTTTATTTACGATTGTTGCCGCCGAGATCTTATCCGCCTTAATTACCCCAGAGGATGTCCAATTGGATACCTCCATGTAGTCCGCTTTGACTGTGCTGGCGCTGATATAGTTGGCTTCCACGTTGCTTAGACGGGCTGATACGGCTGACAGATCAGATGTAGTCACATGATCCGCTTCCAACGATCCCACGCGGCCGCTCACCGCATTCAGAGAGTCAATGGTTGCCTTGGTGGCAATCAGATTATTCAGTTCCAGCTTGGTCACATTCAGCGTCTCGATTGTTGCATACTTACTGACCAATTCATCCGCATTTACCACGCCGACTAGATCAATCCTCTCAGCCTTGATCAGTGCCTTATCCGGTGTCAGATTTATTTCTGCAATAAGATTATCTTTCGATACCTTTAATTCAACCTCTCCTGCTACCGCTTTTATCTCCGTGGATAAACCATTTTTGATGTCTTTCATTTCCAGCCTGGTCTCTTCGACCGTCCGGGTGAGCACATTGCTCTTACCCTTCAACTGGATAATAGATTTCATTAGTCCGTTGACCTGTCCGGTACGGTACTCCTCGCCCTCCGCAGTATAGCTGTCCCGGAGTGCTTGGATGCCTTTTAATGTCCGCTGCAGGATGTAGGTATAGATGGTCTCCCGGGAGGTATACAACAGGATACCGTCTCCAACCTCCAGACAGGGATTGCCACGGGCCTCTACCTGCGCTGGTCGGTACCACACACCACTGATCACGCTGAGGACGTTGTCCGCTATTGTCTGTAGGTCTACCGCAGACTTGCCGTATACCAAAAAGTTGTCCTCGATGATGTAACTATTATTTCCATTACCAGCGATTGCCCCGATATCATTTTCTTCCTGGCGAATCTGCAGCTTAGTAATATGCTGGACTATAAAATCCTCATACTGACAGGATAGATACATGCTCTTGGATACTTCTGTTGTTCCCAGCGGATCTGCCGGGTAAAGATCATCGGACGGATACAGCTCATCCGCAGGATACAGCCCCTCTATCATCTGCTCCAGCACCACATACCGCAGCTTACCATTTCGACCGATATGACCAAAGCAGCCATTAATCTCGCAGATAGCTTCTATAACCGTCTTTCCTGGGAGTTCTCCTGGATCTATGGTCTTCTCCACTGTCATATCATCGTTAACCAGTGTGATTTCTTCCTGCTCCACACCAACATAGGCACAAAAGCTGTCTCTGAACTGTCTAAGTGTCATCGGAAATGTCAGGCTGTTATACCACCCAGACACCTCTGCATTTAGGATGTCGTACATGGCATCGTAGGCTACAATATCCCTATATCTTCTATCTGCTGTAGGTACATCAGAATCTACTTTATAAACTCCCATCATAAAAGGAGCCTCTTCGGCTCCTTCCAATGTTACGGATACGGTTATCTTTTTTCCGGCAAGAGGTATTATTCGTTCCCTGACTCTCAGTTTAAAAGTACTCGCCTCACACCTGCCAAAACTTAGTTCACTCTCTGAGCATAGTCTCTCAGTAAGCTCTGCACTTTCACCTTTCCAGTCATCTTCATTCAGTACACTCCCGTCACTACATTGTATCTGCATTCTTTTGGATACAGATGTATCATTATAAAAATCTTTATATTTATAATCTATCATTCCCTCTCCCTCTTAATACTCCTGGAACGCAACACGTAATGGCTTATACCATAATTCCATACCATTCCAACTTTTTGTCTCTACTGTATAATTTGGTACATACATTTCTCCCGATTTATATCCTCCGGTATTTACATCGAAATAAGTTACAATAACCTTTCTTTCCTTCTCCTTTATGTACGCTTTTTCCATTGCTTGTAGAAATTCTGTCATTTCCCATGCTTCCAGTGGAATCGTATTGAACTCAATTTTTGTTGTATAATGATCTGCAACTTCCCGGTATAAAATATTCAAACCATTTCTGTCAGAGTCCAGATCTGCACGCTGATCCGGACTCACCTTATAGGTCTCAATATCTACATACTTTGAAATATCAGTATCTCCCACTTTTAATAACCATGCCTGAAATGCCATCCTGCTGCCTCCCTATACATCCAGCAACAGGTAATTTCCAGTTGCCTTAAAGTACTCCCTGTTTATCTTTTTCAGTAGTTCCGCAAATTTTACACCATTGATTTCTATCGTATTGCCTGACGCTAATATTCTGATGATAGTCTCCAGCAATGTAATGATCTTATCCAGCTTTTCCGCAGATATGGATCCTCCCGATCCCGCTGCCGCCTGTGCTGCGCTTAGTGCCATTTTCTGTAACTTATCTTCCGGTGATACAATTTCTCCCTGATGCCTATTATCACCGATCATAGCAAGCTGTGGCGTATTAGCCTTGACATATCCACCATTCCACAATTTAGGTATCTGCGGTGGATCACTCGGCATTTCGAAGCCCCAGTCTTTTCCAACCAGATCTCCTGCCTTCTTTGCGACGCTTCCGATTCCATTTACCACATTGCGTAGTGTAGAATATATCAATGATATCATTGCATTCACACCGTCAATAATAAGATTACATACTCCCTTGATAGATCCCCATATTGCTTGCCAGATTCCATCCGTAATTTTCTGTAAGCCTTCCCATGCCTTTTTCCAGTTGCCTGTAAACACTCCGGTGAGGAAGTCCAACAGTCCTCCCAGTATTTTCATGGCTCCGGATATAATGTCTGACACGGTTGCGAATACGGTACTCATGATGTTTATCACAATGTCTGCCACCTGCTTGATTGTCGGTGCCAGATACCCGATAATTGGTTTGATTACGGTACTCCACGCGGCTGCAAGGAAATCGCCTACTGAGCTGATCAGATCAAGAATGTTGTCCCATAGTGGTCTGAGATTTTCTTCCCATAGTTCCTGTAACGCTTCCTTAGCATGGTTCAGTACCGGCATTGCAATATCATTCCACAGTTCTAAAACTGTCTTCTTGATATCATTCCAGGCATCTATAATATTTCCAAAAGTACTGCTCCCCTGAGACTCCCACCAGTCCGTAAGAGAACTACCAAGTTCTCCAACGATCTCTCCTGCCAGTGAAGCACATTCTCCACCGAATTCAAACAGATCTGTGAGTGTACCTTCTATCAGATCCTGGTTGTCTTTCATCCACTGGGATGTGTGTTCTGTGGAAATCTCGAACCCCTCAGCGAAGATTGTTCCCAATGACATTCCAAATCCAGTACAACCTGTCAGAATATCATTGATTCCGTTTACAATATCAGGTCCTGCTTTATCCAGTGCCCCGAGCAGATTATTGTATGTCTGCTCATTGATATCCGTAAGATTTGTAAATCCGTTCGCAATAGACTGGCTTACATCACTGCTCCAGGATTCTATCTTTTTCCTGTTGAGTTCCAGATAATTTGCAATTCCGTCCAGACCAAGATCTACTGCCTTTGTCGTAACAGCAATCTTATTCCCTATCTTGTTTCCAAGGTATCCTCCCAGCGGATCCATGATGGTCTCAATGTTTTTGACTGTAGCCTTGCCTAATGGCTCCATCTGATCCATGATTCTGGAGAAATTATTCTTCAGACTTCCGAAATCAATCTTTTTCAGACCATTGTTGAACTGATCTGCAAAATTTTTGACACCGGGAATCTTGAATGCATCTGAGAGTTTTTTTGAAATTTTATCCACACTGGCTTCAACTTCCTGCGTGGAAGTCTGCAAACCAGCGATATCTATTTCTGAAGTTCCTCCGGATGCAGAAGATGAATCTGTCTTCTGGGAGAGTAAATCCAGTTCATCAGACGAAAGTAATCCACCTAACTTTTTAGCTGCTTTTCCCGCGGCATTAATATTATCACTGATTCCCGCAGATGCATCCTCAGCTGCTGCCATCCCGGTGGCTACATCATTACCTTTCTTTCCGGCAAATTTATCTGTAAACGCTTTAAATACATTCGCCAGCTGTACCAATTTCCCCATCAGGGTATTGATAACCTTGATAGCTGGTGTCAGGACATTGATCAGCCCCTGACCGATTGCCGCCATAAAAGACTCAGTCTGCAGCTTCAGGATTCTGACCTGATTGGCCCATCCGTCGGAAGTCCGCATAAAATCCCCGGATGCCGTCGCCAGCTTACTCTGAACAAAGGAATACCGTAAGGCTACCTTTTCTGCCTCCGACATGACCGCAGTGGTCTTCCCGTAGCCATTGGCCATAGCGTAGGCATCCAATGCCGTCTGTGTCATGACGACACCAAGGTCTTTCAGACTCTCTGTTTCTCCAGTGAATACCGATTTCAGCTTTGTATATGCTTCGTCCTGAGATATGTTATAAAAGGATGCCACATCTCCCGCCAGTCCTGTCAGAGTGGTAGACATATCGTATGCCTGCTTCTCACTGAATCCGAAAGCCTTGGCCATTGCACCGAAGGTTCCTGTGTACCTCTTGGCCATCGTCTCGGACAGTCCAAATGCAGTTGCGGCATTCTGCGCAAATTTATCTACCTGTTTCGACATCGCTGGGAATGTTACGTCCACAACATTTTGCACTTCACTCAGATCTGATCCCAGTTCGATACACTTCTCGCTGAAATCTACGAGCTTTTTTACAGCAAAAGCGGCAGCCAGTTTCTTGCCTACTTTCGTAGCCAGGCTCTGGATGCCGCTCATCTGCTTATTAAAGTCCTTTTTATTTACGACCAGATCTAATCCGATCTGTCCAACGCTTGTAGCTTCACTCATAACCAGCCTGCCTTCTAAGACAGGCACATCGGCACAGCGTCTTATAACTTCAACTCAAAAATCTTTTTACAGTCCTTATTTTTACATCGGAAATAAATTCCCCTGCAATGTGCATCTTCCGTCTGCATTGCATTCACCGGATGCCCACAGTAAGGACACACTACTTTTTTCTTATCTACTTTTTCAATGTATATCGCCCCCTGCCAGAGAAATGAACGCATTCTTCAGTTGATCAAGTACTGCTGCCATATTATCAGGTGCTACCTTTTTTGCTCTGTTTGCACGCCATTCATTCCTGATTCTATGTTGTTCCGGAGTAAAATGGTCTAAAATATCCTTATCCTCCTCGGCCCTGATTGCTACGATCCGTCCCAGCGGTGTCTCCGGTCCGATTCCAATAAGAAGATCCCTAAACTCATCCCACTTCATGGTATCAATTTCTTTTGACAGCCGAATCCCGTACTGCGCCTGGAAGGATGATACGATCAGACTGTAATCTCCGATCAGATCATAGTACGGGTCACTGCTCTCCCGGCTCTTCGTCTCCCGTGATCATGTCTACTGCTGCCATGATGATTGTCTGGAAATCCTTGAACTGGAGATTCAGTTTATCGATCTTTTTCCGATCCTTCTCATTAAAAATCAGTTCATATACCGCCAACACTTCTTTAGCTGATGTACCCTTCGAAAAAATACCCATGATCTTCAGCACAGTGGCTGCATCGGAATTTACTTCTACGGTAACATCCTTAATCTTCAATACCGGGTTCTCGTCAAAACTCAGCTTTTCTGTAATATCTACGATTTTCTTTGCCATAATAGCCTCCTGTTTTTATGCTGCGGGAGTAATCTCAGGTTTTCCATTGCTCATAATATCGAATTCCAACGGTGCCACAGCTGTAGAGTCTCCTGCTCCAATGTTCTTTACGTTCACGACTGCTCCGGCAAACAGCACCACGGTTCCGTCGGGGAATGTCCACTGGACATCTTTCTCTGCAGAGCGGCCGTTTACCCACGCAAGTGCTGCTACAGCATCATTACCGGCATCTCCTACGTTACGTTTCGCAGTTACGGATATGGTAACTCCCTTACTGGTAAGCAGGCGTCTCACCCATCCTTTTTCTGTAAACGGATGCCATTCCTCTACTCCATTATCGAAAGATACACTGAATGTATCGCAGTCCGCAATATCAACCATTTTCTTTTCTACACCGCTTGCTGCCGCATTGATCTGGAACTGGTTTTCATAGCATGGATATACTCCTGTAATAGGTGTGCTCATTCTTTTTCACCTTTTCCTTTCTCATAAATAACAGCCATCTCTATGACCCATTCGCAGATACCGGCATCATCTTTTCCGACATCCTGTGGTTCATAAAGAGGCTGTATAAATTTTATCAACTGATCGTTGACCGTTACATTTCTTGCAGCCTTCACCGCATCAAATGCTGTCATGGCTGCCTTTTCTGATTCTCTCGGCGAATTATTCCAGTGAATCAACAGGGTGACATATTTTGTCCCGTAAGATGCAAGCTGTGGTCCTCCTAATGCTGTCTTATACTCCTGCTGATGTTTGCTGTTATAAACACCGATGGACTTCTCCTGCTTGTCCGGCAGGCTTCCCATATATACATGGTCTGCCAGTTCAAGGGATTCCACATAATCCCGCACATCCGATAACATCATAATCCGGCAATCCTCCTGTATATTTGTTTGTATGCTTTCTGGCAGTACTCTGATTTTTTCCCAGAGATCCAGTCCTCATACCATTCGCCTCTTGCATTCGGGTTCTCCGTCTTCTGGAAATGATATTCCGGGTGGAAATAAAGCCGTCTTGCATAGGGTGTGCTGGATATGATACTGACTTTTCCCTGGCTGCTCTCCGAATAATCAACAAAAGTGCTCTCGTTTTGCAGATTGCCGGTATCCCTTGGGAACACCTGTGCCTGCACTACATTGGTATGTAATGCCTCCGCAGTCTGCTCTAAAGCCATCACCTGTGCTTTCGTCAGCTGTTGGATCTTCGGAAAATTCAGCTTTACTGTGGAATTTACACTGATCATATCAGCATCACCTCCGTATAGTTGACTGTTCCATCCGGGTTTCTCGCCTTACGACCCTCAAGAATCCTGCGCTTACCCCCAAATATCACAGCACTGCCTCCGGATATGACCGGAAGATCAGGACAAATATCTCCGGGAAACAATGCTGTTCCGGTGATCTCTATCAGTTTCTTCTCCGTGGTCAGCACAGTTTTTGCCTTGTCCTGATAGTTACATTGTCCGTAATACTCCACTGGCTTCAATGGCTCCCCGTATTCGTTCAGTCCTTCTTGATCTATCGCAACAGAGATATCTGTCTTACATAATCTTTTAGGCACCAAACATGGATATTTCATAGGATCACCTCGCAATTCTGCAACACAGGCCTGTCTGAGTCAGTAACGAATACACATCCCGCTTCATGGCAATACCTTTTTCCATGAAAACATTCCAGGAACTTCCGAACTGTGCGGATACTCCATTAATGCTATAGCTGGATAAAATCGTATTGATTTCATCTGCATTTTCATATTCGAAATCTGCCTGCATGCAGACAACCTCTTTGATGGTCTCCTGCTGAAAAGCTGTCAGATGATCGAATCCTGCTGCCACAATCCGGTTAAATGTCAGACTGTCAATATGCCGGCAGGCCTGACGAAGTGCTCTTTCAAGCTCTCCGTCAGGAATCACGCTGCCATTATAGATCTCTGTGTACTCTTCTTTTCTTACATAAGGTTTATAGGACATATGCCCTCCTTACTCCCCGGTGTACTCCATGGTATCCACATCTACATAGACGCTATCCACCTTGCCGTCACGTCCATTGGGGAACACAAAGGTATCAGACAGAGATCTATTCTGGTACAGGTATCCGTCTCCTTCTGTATGTGTTCCGGGATTGAAATAATAGATAGAAGCAATCTTAGGAACCGTCTTACATGTCTGTCCGCATGCCACCAGTACATTGATTTTATGAGCTCCGGTTACAGCAGCAACGTGGTTACTGGTGTCCTCGGCCACCTTTTTCAGCGGAGCAAATCCGCCCTCAGTAGGCTCCCAGTCGAAAGCATCATAGAAACGCTCATCGTCGATAACTTCCATGATGGGTACACCATCGATTTCCGTTACTCTGGTCTCGATGCCGATACCACCCTCAGCGATCTGTGTAAGTTCAATTTTACGGGTAAACTCAGTGGACTGCTCCAGTGCATCCATAATAGGACTGGCCACATACGTGAGCAGGCTACCATTTGCCTTGTACCGTCTCAACTTTCCTTTCGCAAGGATGTCCTTCAGCATTCCGAATACCTTTGCCTTGGTATAAGCAGAAATAGCGGTCTGGCTGTGATATCCCTCCGTCTTCTGTGCCACCTGTGCCACACGGGAGAAGAACAGGGCATCTGTCTCAGGCACTACCTGAGTCTGTTCGAAGGTTCTGGAGATATTCTGCATGGATGCAGTTGCGTTGGTCTCATCCACATCTGCCTTGTCTACCAGGAACTGAACGTCTCTGTCATGGGTTACTGTAAACGGAACATCTGTCTGATCGAAGGATCCCATGTTCCAACCACCGGTTCTCTTGTGATTCTTATAACCAGTGGTGCTCATCTGTGTAAAGTGGAATGTCTTCGCATCCAGCCATCTTACATTAGATGTAATGAAGGGAGAGGTTAACGCTCCCTGCATCAGAATCTGCAGGAGTTCAGGACTCCACTGCTGTGCATAGTTTAAATTAGGCATATCTTATACCTTCCTTTCCTTAGTTCCACCGATTCCATCTTTTGGTCGGTGTCTGTTGCTGTTGTACGGTTGCCTGCTGTGTATGCTGCGAAGGATCTCCGCCTGTCCCTACATGAAGGAAACCTGTAGTATCTGTCTCCTGCGGCTTTAATGCAGGAATATCCTCTAGCACCTTATTCAGGGCTTCCGTAAGTTTCTCATTGCTGATCTTTCCATCCTGTCCTACTGTCTGGCTGAAATCTGCCATCTTCAGTACATAGGGAATGGATGTTACGCTGATTCCCAGTCCGACTGCTGCCATCGTCGCTGCCTGCTGGATCTGTGCCTGTCTTGCCTCAGCTGCTGCGGTTGCAGCCTGCTGTTGCAATGCTTCCACATTCGGCTGATTTGCCGCCTTCTGTTCCTTGAAGGTTGCTATAGCCTGTTCCACCTCCTGTTGGGAAAGTCCCTGCTGCTTGAAATAGGCTTTCAATGCCGTATCCTCTTTTGCCGCAAGCGTTCCATCCAACATCTGCTGGATTTTCCCATAGTCAATCTGCGGTGTTGCATTCTGCTGTGACTGCTGATCAGTCTGTTCTCCTGCCGGTGCTCCGCCCTGGCTTCCATCGGGGTCTAAGAATCTTCTTACTGTCTTGTAAAACATAACGTGCTCCTTTCCATTTTGAGGGTGTCACCCTTACTGCGATCCATTGTCTTCGGTGTCTCCGGTCACGCTGCAGTTTATTGCCTTGCTCGTGTTTGGGCATAAAAAAACACGCCATGAAGCGTGTTGATTCCAGATTATTTGTTGCACTGGTGCAATTTTCTTTTTTCGAGATAAAAATACCACCAATCTACTGACCGGTGGCTTCATGTTCTTTTACCATTCTTCGCAAACGTTCTTTATAATCCTCATAGCTTTTATCTTTTCCGATGATGTATGCGGCATCTCCCATTTTTTCGGAGAAGGATAATACTTTCCTGCGCAACTCCTGCAGTTCCTCATCGTTTTTCATTTTTTCAACAAATTCTTTTTTGAACATAATTACCTCTTTAGCACTTTCATAAATGCTTCATATAGCTCTGGCAATTCACTTTTTATGAATTCTACAGTTATATCATCCGACTGATACAATGCAGCATATATATCCGCAAATATCTCCGACTCCGCATATCCGAGTTTACCTATGTATTGTGATTCATGTCTGTATACTCCTGTAATCACATTGTCTGTTATGCATGACATTATATCACTGATGAAGTAATTGTACTCTAAATCACCATTTACAGCAAGTCTCCGTTGATACTTCTCCTTTTTTTGCAATATTTTGTTTTCTGTATTTTTTATTGCCTCTGCGAATTCAGCATACATGGGACTGCCATACTCATTATGATCAATTCTATGGGCTATTTCATGCGCCAGCACATGCTTGTAGTTCTCCTCTTCATACTGCGGATGTCTCGGATTGATAATTATCAAATCATTATCAAGATCATACGAAAATGCATATTCTGACAGTTCATCTATCTTGATGCACTCATCTCTTGTGTACTGATCCACTAAATCGATCATGATCTGCGGAGTATCCGATCTCGGCACTTTCACCTCATCAGGAACTTTATACCGGTCTTCCGTTTCCTGACTCCATTCTTTTTCCTTCGCACGGTACTTGCTTTTATTCTCCGGATCCAGTGAAAATGATGCTAATCTATGGAATTTTTTCTCCTGTCTCTCTGCATATTGCTGTCTTGCTTCTTTCCTGTTCTGTTCTTCGATATCTTCTATGTCCTTTTTACTGTATTCATTATCCAAATCCTCCAGTTCTGGAAAATAGGTAGTGTGGCTGTCTCTGCATCTAGGGTGGTATAGTCCTGCTGCTATTGCCGCGCTCATCAGGGGATATGGTCCATCCTTGGCGCTTCCACCGCTCCATACATCATCGATCAGTATCTTACCAACAAACGGTAAACACTTGGGGCAGGGATTTCCACGCTTATTCATGATCACCGTGGATATCCCCCATTCCTGCCTTTTCTGCCCTTCCCCCTGCAGATATGCACGCTTACTGGCTGTCCGTATTGCCATGTTCGCATAGTCTGCCAATGTGTGTCTGGATCCATTGGCATATTCCACACAGTTAAGACCTGCGGCAATGAAATCCTTTGTAGCCATGTCTACCGCCTTCTCATAAGTCCCTGCTCCACTGTTGGCATATACCTGAGCATTAAAAATAATCTTACGATATTGGTCATTTGCCATGCGCAGGACGGCTGTCTCAGCCTTTTCCATGTCTGATGTGGTCGCCCGGATCAGCGCCTCTAGCTTCCTCTGGTTCAACCGGAAGAATGCCGCCGATGCTCCCGGACTTACTCTTCTTGCTGGGAAACCTTTCTTTATAGCCTCCAGTATGGCTATCTCCTGCTCCATATCTCCTTCATCCCTGGCAGTACTGATCAGCGCTTCGATCCGGTTATTAATGTCTTTAAATTTTGTACCAAATCGTTCCTGATTCTCTTTTCTGTACTTTTCCAACGACCGGAGCTGCTCTGTCTGCCACATGGACCACTGCTTATCTTCATCGATTTCCTCAATCTTATGTCTTCGCATATTCCGGATCATGGAAGCAATGAGTTCATTCTCAATAGCTTCGAATGCTGCTCCGATATCATATTCTGAATTTATCTTAGGCATCTAATCACCTGCCGTTTGCATATACCTTGAATCCCTGGCTTTTAAACTGTCTGGTCAATGTCTTGATCTGCGTGACGCTGGTACAATGATCACATCGGAGTTCCGCATAATTACCTTTTTCCACTGCATAGATTCCTTTCGGGACCTGCTCACTGGCCACCTTCAGTAGCCCCTGGTACTCCTCCCGGTTCATCCGGTATGTTTTTTTTGCTACTTTTACTTCCATCACTGCCTCCAGTAAATCCGTTTATCCTGAATTCTCCTGCATCCGTCCTGATCTCCGGCTCCGGAATGCTCTGAATCCCCTGCTCAGCCTTGAGCCTTGCAATTTCTTCTTTTTTGCAGTTATCATCCAGACTGTCACCATATAATTCCTCCACACAGCGCTCAATGCTCATGATTCCGCTCTGCTTTGCCTTACCAACTGTTTCCACCTGAGATTCAAATGAAGGATTGGCATATTCTCCAAATGGGAGATTTACCTCTACACTTTCCACTGCCTCATTCTTCATCAGGTGATATGCGTTGATACACATGGATACTACCTGTGGCAATACTGTCTGAAGAGTTTCCACGATAATGTTTCTTGTGTACAGCGTTGTTTTTTCCTTTTCACGCTGCGCTTCTGCATTATCCAGTTTTTTTACATCAATCCCCAGTGTAGAAGGACTGATGATCCCCTGCAGGCAAAGGTCCAGTGCCGTACAGTAGGAAGCCTGATAGCTGTCATGAGGAATGCTCGGCTGGTCTGTACTGATTACGTTTTTCTGCCCTTCGCGCTGGTCTCCTTCTGCTGCAAAATATCTGTTATCGAACGGATTCGGTGTTATCGCAGCTCCTGTTTCCGGATCCTTCGGAACCAGACAGTCCGGAATATATGTTTTGGCTCTTCCTGCTCTCAGCGCATCCATCCACTGGCTCCATACTTCATCCAGCGCATCATAGCTGTCCACCTTTTCGTCAAAGATACTTCCGCCACGTCCTTCATATTTTGCCGACTTATAGAACATCATAGGCACCGCCAGCATAACGCTTTTATCGAAGGTCACATCTTCCAGTGAATTGGTTATCTGTAGTGTAGTCAGCGGAACCTGTCTGTTATCCAGATACAGTTCGTTTTTTACATACCCATATCCATATACCTCATTGAGCACATATGTCTTTCCTCCTCCGCTGTATGGTGTCTTAAATATCACTTCCCGGACCTTGTCCTTTTTCCGTATGATTTCTACACGATCCCCGGCATACCATTCTAAAATCGGATACTCACTGACTTCTGTATCAATGGACACTTTAAAAGCCCCGTCTCCGATATACAGCGCTTCTTTGATTGCATCCTCTACCTTATCGGCAAAGTTATTATTCTCAGGCTTTGCAATGTCTTTCCATATCTGTTTCTGCTTTTCGTTCTCTGAGGAAAATTCAAATTCCCCCATATCTGGAAGGACTACTGCTGCCAGAGTTCTCACCGTAAGCGCCGGAACACCTGTGTGGATCTTGCGCATTTCCAGCCCCGGTGTACTCTTGCTGGACCAGAATTTATATTTATCTGCATATTCCGCATTCTGCTCATAGAACTGCTCCAGTTCGTTGCTGTCACCACGATACCAGATGCGGTTTCGGATCGCATTCCCCTCGAAGTCCATCATCTCATTGATATTGAACACATAGGGATTCGCCGGAGAAACATTCAGCCAGCTCCGTATACCTCTTTTGATATTCTCATTTATCTTTTCCATCAGGTTCACCTCTGTTTATCCTCCTCGAATCCAATCATATTCCGGTATGGAATCCATCCGTACTGGTTTGCATTGATCGTATGGTCGTTCTTATCCTCCGGTACCGGAACATCCTCTTCCTCGTCCCATGAATAGCGCTCCAATTCCGAGATATGGTTTGTACAATCCTCAACTACCAGATAGCAGTCCTGCTGGATCCATCCCAGCTGTAAATTGATACGGTCCAGTATTGTTACCTTCTTATAGGATTCAATGAAATTGTAAAGGCACCCATGCAGGCGCTTATACTTCCGAAGTTCTGTTATTGTCGCCGCATCCGCGCAGTCAACAAAGGATTCTTTTGCAAATCCCCATTCCGATCTGCATCTATCCAGAAAAGCTATAAACTTTACCGTTGTGTCAGATGGTGCCAACGGCACACTGAGATCAGCATTGCTATACACCATTTCAGCCAGTGTGATCAGCTTGCGGTCATCCGTAATGCCCTGGAAGATCATTGCAATGGTATCCGGAGATTTTGAGGAATATGATGTATCCAGTCCGGCCGTAAACTTCCTGAAACGGATCTTCCCATCTGCAATCTGTTTCTTCACCCATGCAGCAGTAACAACATGTTTCTTTCTGACAAAGTTGGAGAATACCAACCCTGTCGCTTTTCCGCGGAGACCCTGGATCTTATTTTTCCAGATCTTTGTTCCCTTCGGTGTGTTTTGCAGGATCATCTGCAGTTTATCCGGTGGAAGGCCTGCATTGTCTTTAAAAGAAAAGAACCAATGGATCCATCCGTCCTTTGGCTCTTCTTTCAGTTCCTCTATGATTTCCTGTGGTGTCTCATCCTTCCATTCCGGAAGAGGACGTGCACAGTTGATATATTCTTTGTACACCGGCAGTCCCGGATCGTCTGGGTTTAGTGTTGCCATCAGATAATCACATCTCATGGATGCTTCTCTGACAAAATCTATGTCTGCGGTATTTACTTCATCTATGTACAGACAGCCATATTGTCCACCCAGGGCCTTCTTCCACTTTCTCTTGTTACCGTAGCCCAGCACATAAATGACTTTATCTCCCCTGCCAGTATGCAGAATCAGATGTGGAATCTTATCGTCTTTGGTTCCACTGCCGTTATATTCCACCAGAATGCCAAAATCATCCAGTATACCAAGGTCTTTGTTGATGATGTTCTTCTCAGCAGTTCCGGTGTCATCCGCAGCAATGATGTGAAGCTTCTTGGGGCTTTCTGCCACCTTAAGCATAAACTTGAAGATTCCTACCGTCGTCTTACCTGCTGCCGTGGTTCCTTCCAGAAATTCCACCGGAGCATCGCATTTCAGGAATGCTTTGTATTTCTCTGACAGCAGGAGTTTACTTGCGCTCATTACCCATCACCACGCATCTGTCTGATCAGGTCATCCAGTTTACTCTGTTCGGATTTAAGTTCTCCGGAGATCTGGACATCCTGTTTGTCTCTCCATTTATCCGGTTTTCGGTTCTTTAACCAGAATATCTGGGCTGTGGTATCCGGCTCTACTTCTTTTACTTTTCGTTCCACAAGCATTTCTTTTGTTTTGGGAAACTTCTCTCTTACAAGCATCAGCTCATCATCTGTTGCCTCCGGATGCTCCAGTTTGTAGCGATTCATATATTCAAATAGCTTTTGACTATATTCTTCCTGCTCCATCGGAACGCTTACATATTTGTCTTCTGTATACCGATATCCCAGTGCCCTTTTCAAGAGCGCATTTTCTACTTGCAGGTCCACAACTTCCTTTCCCCTTTTTAGGGTGTCCGAAATGTCCGGATACAATTTTTTCCATTCATTTAATGTAGACCTGGAGATTCCCATATTACCAGCGATCTGCTCTTCTGTTAGTCCATCCCTTGTCCATCCTTCCAGCTTTAGTAAGCCTTCCGGTGTCAGCCAATATTTATATTTGCCCTTTGCCATCTGCTCACCATCTCTCTAAAGTTGCACCGGTGCAACTCCACGAAAAAAGGCAACGCAGCTATCTGCATTGCCCTGTCACTAATTTATCACGATACTATATTATCACATTTGACATGCGAAATCATGCCATCTTTTACTTTAACTCCCCAATATACCTTCCAATCTGTTCTATAGTCTTAAAAACTATCCTCTTCATTTGTCTCTCACTGTACGAGGCACCACCGATTTTTAGGTAGGGAATCGGTGCTCTGAGACCTTTACTCCAGTACCTGATCCGGATTACCTTCTGTTCTTCTGGTCGAAGAGAATTATATACAAATTCCACTGCCTCAATCTCTTTCTTGATCCGTTCATGGTATACGGATGTCATCTTCAGGGCTTTTGCCTCTGTGACAGACTGTGCCTTGTCTCTTTCCTTGGCAGGATCCGACGGACGACTGCTGCCTCCCGCCGGTGATGCCATAATGTCCGATATGTACTCCTCATATTCTTTCTTTCGTTGGGGATACCTTAATAATATAGTTTCGATAATCCTCCAGCTTGCTCTGTTAATTCTTTGCATCGATGCTTTCTCCTTTCTGTTGCACCGGTGCAACTTCCGGTGCTGTTACTATGCTACTCTGTTATACTTGTGCTGCATCTCTTCGATGTCATCTATCAGGTAATACTGGACCGTCATGTCAGGCTTTGCATGACCCAGCAATTTACTCACCAGCAATACATCACCCGTCTTGCGGTATAATACGCTTGCAAATGTCTTGCGGTACACATGCACGGTTGCTGTTATCCTGGTTACTCCTCCCCGGACAGCCATTTCTTTAGCCAGCTTTTCGATGCCATACTCTTTCATTCTGTTATGCGGTGCCCGATCTGCCAAAAACAGCGGATCTGTCCCAGGCCTGTCCCCGATATAATTTCTTAATGCCATCACCGCTACTGGCGTAAGCATTCCGGTGCGGTAGGTATCCGTTTTTTCTGCGTAAATTGATACCTGCTTATTTGTCAGATCAATATCTGACACATTGAGGTAAGAGATTTCACCTACACGCATGCCGGTACAAATCATCAATTCAAACAATGCCTTTTCCTTTGGCGTTTGCAGCGCATAGCGGATAGTTTCAACTTCCTCATCTGTCAATCGTACCTTCTTTTTCTTGATCTGCTTGACCTTGTCTACTCCATCAACAATATTATTTTGGATATGTCGCTTCTTAAATGCCCAGCTGAAGAACGTGCAGAGATACCGGTATATTGTGGATTTATAATTGTGGCTGATGTGATCACGATAGGACCTTATAGCAAGATAATCTGTGATATCCTGCGCTGTCACATATTTATAATTTTTATTCACAAAGTCAAAGAATTTCTTTATGATTCCAATATAACTCCTGATAGTTCCGGCATGGAGTCCTGCTGCCACGCTGTCTACACAATACCTTTGCATTAACCACTCATTGTCATGCTCCATAGTCATAGGCAGCTGTTTGATCTCTGCCAGCTCAAAATCCTGCAACTTTACATAAAGCGTAATCTTCATCCGGTCGATCTGTTCCCTGGTCATGCTGTCACGTAATTCATAAGCTACGTCGTTGATTAAATCATTTTTAGTCATATGCGCACCTCATTTTCTCGTTGCCTAAGAAACATCCGTGTGATATGATGATCTTAAGCAGTTGAGCGGTACAGTCTACTTTGGTCGGTGGTTGTACCGCTATTATTATGTGATTGTTTGCAGTCCTTCTGCAGCTGGAATTTCAAACGGTGTATTATGTACTTATTACACTTTTACAAAATTTTCTTTTCTATCACTCCTTTCATCTTCCTAGAAAATCCCGGGAATGCCGCACAGATATGTACGACACTCCCAGATCTACCGTAGTACATACTGTACTACATTCCGAAATACTTCCGAAACCAGAAACAGTCATTCCAGTTATGTAGCCTCTCGCAAACAGGATCATTAGTATCAGCGTAATTTTTCACTGTTACTCCCTCAGCACATTCAGATTCATAGTAATCCGCTTCGCGCTCGTAGCTGTCCAGGTCTACATTACTCTCGTCGTAATTCGGATCCAGATCGTAATCATCATAATTGTTGTGTCTTCTCATTTGCATTTCCTCCCATAGGTTTTCATATTTTTGCAAGACGTATTTGTCTTACATATGGATATGTCAAAAAAAACCGTAAAGAAAAGCATTTTTTGAGAAATATTTTTATTTTTTCAATTTTTTCGTATTTTTCTTACATAAATATTGTTTAAGCTATATTTCAAAATCCATGCATAAATACTTGCCATTGTCCATCTTCCAATAATACTGTCCTATGTACCAGTCCTCGCCCAAAATTGACTGCTTACAATATTCCCCCTCTTCAATCTGTTCTTCTCCTTTCGGTTCATCAACCACATAAGCGTTTTTTATATCGCATCCATAAGCATCTACATTCTCCTGGAACCAACCAGCTATCTCTTCATCAAGCTGATTTCTCTGTTCTATTTTTTCTCTTATTTCTCTTGGAATTATCATGTTTCTCCTTTCTACTGTAAATTTCAGTTTTATTGTGTAATAATACGTACCGTTACACAGGTAAATAATTGTCCAGCGCCTGCCGGATCACCCAGGAGATAGGTCTGTCCTGCTGCCGGCAATAATTCATAAGTCTCTCATACTGCTCCGGATCCATGCTGATATCCTTCCGGATGTTCTTCTTACCTTCTTTCTTCGGTCTCGCCATTCCTATCTCCTTTCGTTACACAATTTTTCCGATATTTCAGTTTACCTAATTTTTACATAGCATTTTTGATAAATCCTTAGCATTATCTAAACCCAATTTAATGAGTTCTTTCATTTGCGCATCCGTAATGATATAATTCCCACCAACATATACATGATAATTATCATCAAGCATGGATTTATAAATTTTGCACCATCCATGTTCTTCTAAGTAATGCTCTGCATTGTTTGTTTCTATCATACCGAAGCAAATTTTATATGCAAGGTTGGCATGACCCTGATATCCGCAATGGAAGTATTTGCCATCGGGAGAAATCCATCCGTATTTCGTATTTTCGCTGTTCTTTTCATGAAGTTCTTTCAGGATGGGCTTATTCTCTGGTTTTTCTTCAGGCTTCTGATATTCAGTGCCGTATTCTTCGTAAAAGTGCCAGAAGTCTACACGGCTGTTTTTGTGAGTAAACTTCCATAGCCAGATGCCACCCATAAAACCTGTGCAAGGGATAACGAAAATGCTATGTTTATTCACATCAGGATTACGCAGCAAGTTCATAGAGAAATTGTTGTTGTCTTCCTCTTTTATCATTTCCCATTTTTTGATGTGATTTTCTTCCCAACATATTAAATAGTTCATTGTTATGCACCTCCGCTAAATCCTAAGTTACATCAATTTTCCCACTCATCAGATCTGGAATCAGTGCATCCCTCAATTCAGCCAAATATCTGTTTTCTTGCTGGTTCAAGTAATATATGTGCTGTTTCCATGTCTGCATAATCATCACCAAGATGCTTGACAGAATATCTTTGCTGTTATTCTCAAATCGGATTTCGTTTTTATTCTTTGATGTTGAAAAATAATTATCTTTTTCAATCTGTGGTGCTCCTAGTTTTACAAGCAGTTCATTCAGTCCAGTATCTTGCTGATCATTTTTATACATTTCGATATCGAATCCCACTCCTTTCGCTAGACTTTCGTTGATTGTTAGTTTACATGCGTTTTTTTCTCTCACCACCCTGTTCAGGTCTTCTACAATATCTTCATAACTTCTATGCTTTACTTCCTCTTCCTGTATATCAAGATAGTGACTCGCCAAAAGAGAATATTTATCCTCTTTTATTTTTTCAATGCTTACTGGTTTGCAAAAATCTGGAATACTTTTTCTTTTCCCGATTGCATCCATCACATCTTCCATTATTTTTTCCGGAATAATCTTTATTTTTTTCTGATAGATCCTGTTAGTATGAGAGTTTCCACCATATTGCCCTTTTTGATCTCTGATTTCCTCTACATATCTATTCCTAATGTCTATCATTTCCGTGGTTGCATGTCCTTTGTTTTTGTCCAGAACAACAATACAGGTTCCCACCCCAGTGGACTCAAACATGTTGTCCGGGCAGACAATCACCGCTTCTACCAGATTTTCCTCTACTAACCATTCTCTTATTGCCTTTTCCTCCTTTTGATTGCTGCTCATTATAGAAGCCGGCAGAAGGAAAACACACCTGTCATGTTTTTCCAGCCCTGTTAGTACAAATGCATAATTCGCATTATTTGCTGGTGGCACTACATAACATTTAGCAAATCGTGGTTGTATCTGTGCGAATGGCGGTATTTCCCATTTCATGTTATACGGTGGATTTGATATTAAGGTTTTCTTCATTTTCATATTTCCGTAAATCTCCCGAATTTTTCTCCTCTTGCGATTTTGTATGTGTGAAATACTTCCTGTTTCAATACATCTGAATGATATACTTTACATTCAATATTTCTAACTGCCATATTGAACAGTAGAAATGGCATTACCTTGCTGTCATATTCATATAATTCAAATTTTTGGTTCTTGTCCATATTCCATTTTTGAATTGTCAATGCCCCTGATCCAGCGCACATATCTGTAACTATATCTGATTTTCCTGCAAGTTTTCCCATAAACACAGCTAAGCTCTTAGGTGTATAATCCTGCATTTTTTCCGTTCTATCTGCATGGTAATACTGAAAAATCATTTGTAACCAGTCGATGCTCAAATCTTTTACATTCTCACAAAATTTTTCATACACTGTCTCATCATTATTTTGAACTGCAGCCAGCAATTTCTCTGGCAGATCTTCGGTTGTCTTCGCATCAAATAATCTCAGTACTTTATTTGTAAGTTCCTGTAATTCCATCCCTGCTGCCTCCTTTACCATCCGATGATACAGTAACCCTGCATCAGTCCATATTCCGGTACATCCCGGAGCACATACCGGATCCGGCGCACCTCTGTCCTGCCAGTATATTCTCCATTCTCCCATTCCATTAGTATCAGGACATCTCCCGGCTGTATATTGTCTTCATCCTTACGAAGCTCAAAGTTTTTTCTCTCATCCCTCACTGCCTGGAAGTATTTCGGCAGGATTTTCTTCTCCACTGTCTTCATTCTTCTTTTTCCTCTTCTTTCGGTAGTTTTCCGGATCATAATCTGGGTTAAAAGAGCTGCGTGTCATGGATATGCTCTCTTTCCGCTGATCCTTGGCATATGATCTACGCATGGTCTCTATTTCCGGATCCTGGTTCTCCAATCCCATTGTCAGAAGATCTCCGTAAGAAAAGCCCCGGCGGAATCCGGTCTTTTTATCCCTGGTCAGCACGTTCCGTGGGTAAACTCCTATGACTTCGTATTCGCAGTATTTGCTCGTGCGGCCGATACGGTCCTCGTCATTTATTTTGATCTTTATGATATCTCCTATATGTACATGCTGGACCGTAGGTGCCGGATCCAGAAGAAGGGTTCCATCCCAGTCTTTATACTCCTGCATATTTCTCCTTTCCGGACGACTGCTGCCTCTTGGATTTTCAGCTGTCGTCCCGTGACTATGTTTATGGTTGTTCGTGAGTACACTCCAAAAGGCTTATTTAATTAACTCAAATACCAATATTACATTTCAGCTTCCGCTCACCCCGTCATGATGCTGCCTGCCGTCTGCGTAAGCGGATCCACGGGCGGCTCCATGACCACCCCGACTTCCGCGAGTAATGCACGGGACCATTCCCGGACGGTGGTCTTGTCCTCTTGGTATTGCAGCAACAGCTCATTCATGTATTCTTCCACTCTGGTGAGCCGATCTTTACCAAATCCGTACTCATCCATCAAGGCTGTGAAGAAGAACAGCATATACCTCGTTGCCTGCTCATTGATGGTATTCTGCGGTGCAATCTGCTTGCTATCTAGCCAGTACTGATAGGATCCCTTCCGGGCGGTGATATCATCGACCGTATATGCCTTATACTCTATGGTCCAGTCGGCTTTGTCATACAATCGCTTGCTGATCTCCTTAAGGTCTATCTTGCCGTCCGCCCAGTCCGCTTCCATCTCATTTACCTTGTTTGCAATTCTGGAGATTCTCTGCCCCTTGAATCCTTCCTTTCGCATGATCACATACGACAGCATGATTCCCATTGCTGTCCACGGTGTCCGGTCAGCCATACGGCTTTCCCTGGCGATCCGCTTGCACTGCTCTTTAATCTCTGCCGGTGTCAAATGTCTCTTCTTTCCCATACTATGTATACCTCCTATGCAAACCGGAGCTGTCCGGTCTGTTCTGCCTTAATCATCATGTTCGGTGTACGCTCTGCCACGCACAGTTCCGGTAAATTTGCTCTGACCAATGCCGCTGGTATAGGCGGACAAACAGCGTTACCGCATCTGCGCACCTGTTCGCTTCTTGGATAGGTCTTGCCGGTGTAATCATGATCTATGATGTAATCTTCCGGAAATCCCTGGCATCCGTACAGTTCTTTGGGTTCCAGCATCCTCAATCCGATGTCAACGATCTGATAATCTACACCCTCAATAGTCACAAGTCCAAATCTATCTCTGGATGTCACTGTATCAAGAGGTTCCTCAATGTCCTGTCCGGTTCCCTGCCCATAATATTTAATCAAAAATGCTCTGACTTCACCGAAGTGACCATCCCCAGCGGTGATTGTTGGTATAGGATCTCGTAAATCCCGCCCATCACAATGATTATTCATCTGAATAAGATTTGCTGTAACTACACTGTTATGATCCCACGCTGTTACCGTTGGCAACGGCTTTTCCACACTGTCTCCTGCACCTTTGTAACCACCGTCATAATATTTGTGCAAGAATGATGTAACCAGACCGTACCGGTTGGATCCGTCTACCGTCATAATTGGTTCTTTAATTGTCTGCCCCCGGACTTCTCCCTGCGCTGTCTCAGAATGGTACTGGATCAATGTGGGACTGATTAAGCAATGCTCATTTTTGCTCACAATCGTAGTCAGAGGATCCCTTACATCCTTACTTCTGTCCGCCGTGAATCCGGTCTGACCGATCTGTACCATATACGGTTCTACGATTCCATACCCGTGCTTTCCGGTAATGGTCGGCATCGGCTCCCGGATGTCGTTCGGCCTACGCTCACCGCCATGATTGCACTGGATAATAAAAGGTTCCGGATTTTCCAGTACGAATTTTTTCAATCCTCTGGCAATACGCTCCATAGTCTTGGGAGCCAGCGGACGTACCGCCCGGATCCCGTACTTTTCCTTGATTTCTTCTGATGTGTCAAAAATGCTCGGACAAGGAAGAGAAAAATCAAGTTGTGTATATGCTCCAACATACGGTTTGAGAAGTCCTGCTTTTACCTCTTCGCTGTCCGCAGGTGCGTGTGTCGGTTCCGGCCACACAATCGGCTTTCCGTCACATCTGGCAATGAGGAAAAATCTTTTTCTCATGGTCGGTGCTCCGTAATCAGCAGCTACCAACTCACGGAACTGTACATCATATCCCAAATCTGTAAGCTGTTGTACAAACTTCTCAAAAGTCTTGCCCTGTTTTGCCTTAATAGGATGATGTCCTCTGTTGAGTGGTCCCCAGGTTTTAAATTCTTCCACGTTCTCCAACATGATTACCCTCGGTCGTACAAGTCCAGCCCAACGACAAGCCACCCATGCAAGACCACGGATAAACTTGTCTTTCGGCTTACCGCCTTTGGCTTTGGAAAAGTGTTTGCAGTCCGGAGAGAACCAGGCAAGTCCTACCGGATGCCCGTTACATGCCTTAACCGGATCGACCTGCCAAACATCCTCACAGTAATGTTTCGTATTGGGATGATTAGCCTTGTGCATCCAAATAGCTTTTGGATCATGGTTGATTGCAATATCCACGCTATAGCCGGTTGCAAGTTCTATCCCGGTGGAAGCCCCACCGCCCCCGGCAAAGTTATCTACTATCAATTCTCCATTTATCATTCTATCTTCCAGGAACCCGATATATCGTTACCCCAGCTGGAGGTTCGGCTCCTTTCTTGATTAAAAATTGAATTTCCATGCAGAAATATCTTTTGTAGCTACAAATCTGACATAATAATGGTATAAAATTTCAAAAACACTTATATCAAAGGAGACATGCCTATGTTTAAAATACTTAAAACACAATTTTTAACCATTTCTTTGGTTATTCTTTTCATTACACTTAAAATAGTTTCAACAATTCTTCCTGATGAATTTGCATTCTGTTTTTGTTCCGCAGTATTTATGCAATACACTGAGCTATGGTTCCGAATCTACGAATTATCCGAACAGTTCCATCTAGTATGGCCTTGGCAGCGTTAAGCTGCCATGCGCTTATTCTCTAAGAAAATCATCTATGCTCATTTGCCCTTCAACATTGGCAGCAGCTTCTTTGTCCTGGTTCATCCGCATCCGCTTATACTCGTTATACTTTTTCCGGTATTCATAGCTTTTCCCAAATATATTCCACGCTGCTTTTACAACATTTGGCTCATATGGTCGTATTAGTTCCAGATCATCTATAGCCTTGTATGATATGGGACATCCGCAGCATCCAGTACGAGTAAGTCCGTACACTTCATAAGCATCAGAGTACCGTATTCCGTAATAATCTTTATACCAAGCCTTGTCCCTATCAGACACATAATAAAGTGGTCTCAATCGATACTGTCCGGAACTCATCTCCGTAAAACACAGCGCTGTGTTATCTTTCCTTGGAACAGATCTCATTCCACCCTCATCCCTACGCTCTCCTGTGATTATCATTTCATAATCTTTCTGAACATTATGTGCTACATTTTTCTTACAATATATACAGCAGTCCGCACTTATCGAAAAATCTGGTGGATATTCCGTTATGAAGTCCTTCATGTACTTGGATGAGTTAATTACGAGCTGTATATTGGGGCGCGGCTCTCCTTCAGAATTGCAGCAGCACAAGAAATTTATAACGCTTTCACAATTCGGATACCTTTCTTTCAGTTCCTTCCTTTTTACGCTCTTGTCTTCAGCCTGTTCATATTCATCTGCTATCGATAGCGGAATACCTTTTTTCTGCCATTCCGACAATCCTGATGACATAATTTTCGATACAAACGGTACTCCATACGTTCTTACCGCTTGGACGATTCCAACTTTAGGACGGCACTCTTCTATTTCTACACCATATTTTCCAGCCGTAAATTGTACGTGATCTTTCGTTGCCTTCATTTCCAAACCGGTATTAAAGAATACATACTTGACAGGCGGCAATTCGAAAATTCTTCTGGTTCTCTCTATTACATCAATCATGATGTCACTATCAGATCCTCCGGAATATGAGCATATCGCATTGGGATGCTCACGCAATCTTTTTGCAATTATGCTCTCGATTGCCTGAAATTTTTTCGGTGGTTCAAAATCTGCATAATCAGGTCTATCGGTATAAACCCTGCTTCTAAATTCTTCTTTCATTTTGCTTTGGAGTAAAAGCTCTTTATCACTTGCCAACAAACCTCTTACCCCTCTTTCTCCTTTCCGGACGACTGCTGCCTCTTGGAGGATATTTCAGCGGCCGCCCCATTGTATGTTTATGGTTAATTGTGAGTACACTCCAATAGGCTTATTTAATCTGCTCCAATGCCTTCTTGATGGCGGTATAGTAATTGTTCATACCGCTAATTAATATATCCGACTGGGTCTTTCCCATCTTTTCGGAGCAATAGTCTAATTTCTTTTTTTCCTCCGGCGTCATGCGGATTGTGATGCGCTCCGTTTTACATTTCATTTTTGCTCCTTTTGTACATACATTTTTGTATGTACACTATCTCCATTTGCTGTAAACCAAGGCATCCTCCGACCAATCCGGGTAATGATCCTGCAGGTAGCACTTAAACATCTGCAACATCTCTTCCCTATATCCCTTATTGCCATTGTCCAGCATCATATGATGGCTGATACATCCTAGTGCTCCATTCTGCGGTATTCCCAGTCCACCATGCGACCGCGGAATATAATGCATAATGCTCAACGTACCCTGACCCGTCCATTCCACCTCTTCCATCCGGTACTCCATCTGGCAAAAGATACATTGGTTCTGGTCACGCTCCTTGATGCTTTGACGGGAGGTCGTATTAAACTCCCTCGCTCTCGCCTGTTTTGATTTCTTTGTCATTCCTGCTGCCTCCCTCACTGAGTTCTTCCCGGTTACACCGGTGCAACTTCCGATTTTTCTCGGTAGTTCAACCGTACACACATTGTGTACGGTTCGCTTTTCTCGGTAGTTCAACTAGGGTACTTTTTGTACCCCGTTTCCCGCTTTTCTGTCAAATTGTTATATTTTTCATGTTTTGTTGACATCAACAAAATCGTCTCTAACATGAGTGCTCTACTCATGCTGTCAATTTTTCGGTACTTCTGTGAAAATGTCTTTTAATGCCCTCTTCAATGGCATGTTAAAGCGCATCCATTCGGCATATTCGTGTTTCTCGCCTTCCGCCAGCAGGATATGTCCGCCATCCTCTACGTCCTGCAGGAGCATTTCCCACAGGACAGCGTTTTTCACCGGATTGCCTTTGGCACTCTTCCATCCGTTTCTCTGCCACTTCTCCGGCCAGTGCTGTGTGATGGCTGACGCCACGTAGCTGCACTCTGTATGGATCACTACGGTGCAGGCATAATGGAGACGCTGCAGGGCATCACGGATGGCACGCAGGACTGACTCGCTCTCCGTGGTATTGTCATACTCTACGATCTGCGGAGCTGCTTCATAGTCACTGCCGTTCTTGCGCTTTGTCCTCATGATGTACATTGCCCGGCCGGAGCCCTTTGCGGATCCCCGGAGAGTCGTGCCTATAAAGATATCCACTACTTTCAATTCATTTTCCAAAATCAACACCTCCTTCTCCCCGGCGGTCTCTTCCGCTCGGTGCACTTCAGTCTGATCAATGTGTAACTCCGGTATAAAAACCCGGTAACCGGATTGATGCCCTCATGGATCCTGGCTATGTAGTATCCCTTGGGCGGCTTGACCTCCGGCTTCCACCGGACCAGCTTGTCCTCTTTGGGCTCCGGCAGGGGCATATTACGGCTGGTATTGTATGATGACTCCGCTATCCTCGGCTTGCCCGGTGTGCCGTCTGCCCTGGTCTCCGCTGTGTGCTCATCCTTGGTCAGGTAATTCGCCAGCTGTTCCATGTCATCTCCGGTAAACTTGCTGTGACGGATCTCTGCCACGTAGGTGCCACCCTTTGTCCATGCCTTGGTCACGATAGCAGCCGCATCACCATCCGGTGTCTGCTTGATCACAAGGTGGATATGCCAGGCTCCCTTGGTTCCACGCTCAATGTTGCGGATCCAGTAGAGCGGTGCTCCTCTTACCCGGTAGATCTTCCGGATCTTACTCATTGCCTTCTGAAAGTCCTTCAGCGCTTCCGCCATATCAGGAGGTCTATTCTCCATCGCATAGGTCCATGTGATAAACAGGTCTCCCTGGTCAAAGTACTGGATCAGCCTCCACCGACACAGCCTTGCCTTATTCCTCCGGTTGATCAACCGCACCTGTTCCTTCGTCGGCTTCTCCTTCTTCTGTCTGGTCTTACCCTTCCCCCCATAATTCCCATCATGGTACTCTTCTACATCCAGCACATCCCCATGCCTTAGCCTTATTTTCTTTCTCTTAACCAT